TAACAAACTTCTCCATACCACTACACATTTCCAATGCCCATTCCTGGTCATCGTAAACTATCTTAGCGTTGATGTTCTTACCATCCGTATCCATTACGATTCCAAAATCAACAACCTGTCCTAATATGTTGTTAATTTCCTCTTCGATTACAGGCAGAGCCTTAGTAATCAATTCGTATGGAATTCCATCTCTCTTAACCGCATCTAAATAAAATGTGTACAATTGATTCTTTGTTTCCAAATCCTTAACCTCCCCCATCTTAGCTTTCATATCTTTGATAAATGTGTTAATAGAACCGGTATCGGATGATAACTTTAAAAGTTTCTTTTTAGCACTTTCTATCTTACCCTCAATTTCTTTTTTAGATGTTGTTAGTTCTGATATTTTAGTTTGTATCTCTTTGTTTTTAGAAATGGTTTCCAAATTATCATTGTAACGTTGGATATCCCCCTCAACTCCTTCCAATTGATGTTGGAATAGTTGTAGTTGAGTTTCCATCTGCTCTAACTCCAATTTGGTACTATCGCATAATGTGTTACCTTTCTTTTGTTTTTCGGTTAAAGAAATCCACAAATCATATTGAGATTTAACATCCTTTAATGATTGTAGATTTTGAGTAATTGTTTTTGAACCTCTTTCCAATTCTTCCAATACAATCAACTGCTCCCCAACTATCTTTTCAGTTTCCTTTGCATCCTTTACGAATACGTTGTTCATACAAAAGTTACAATTAGGGTCATACTCATGCTTTTCTAAATGAGATAACTTTTCTTTGTTGGCATCCAATGATATGTGTAACTTATCAATAGAGTGTAGTGATGATGTGTATGTGGATTGTAGAGTTGTAAATTTTGTGTACATATAATCAATTGCAGTATCATCATACAATTTACTTTCTTCAATACCCTCTCCAATTTGTTTTAATGCAGATTCATACTCTTCCAACTTAGATGCCTTATCTGTCATCTTTTCAATCTGCTTCTCAATGTTTTGGTCTAAATTTGATTTTTTGGTATTCAAACTATCAATGTTTAAATTACCATCCATTGGAGTCAATTGTTGTGATAACTGGATAATTTCTTTTTCCAACTCACTCTTTTCAGTTTCCAACTCTTTAGATTCAGTATCCAATGTATCAAACTCTTCTTTCTTTTCTTTGAGTTCACTTTGTTTTTCTGCTAATTCGGAAGTAAAATCGGTCCTCTTAAAATTTCTAATAAGTGTTGTTACCTCTTTAATATCTTCACTAGCCGTTTCATATAATTTATCAAAGATAGTTAATCCCATAAATTGAGAAAGTAATTCCTTTCTTTCACTTTGAGATTTATCAATGAATAGGGCGTTGTTTCCTTGCAATGATAAGGCAGTTAGTACAAAATCTTCATACCTACCAACATATTGTTCAATGATGTTATTGGTATCTCTACGTTCCGTTCCATTTAGAATTTCCGTACCATCACCATTCTCTTTCCAAAATTGTACATCTACCTTAACACTCTTACCTTTACTCACTGTCTTTGCTTCCCTTTGAATAAAGTACCTTACCCCATCAATCTCAATCTCCAACTTACAACTAAAGGTATCCTTACGATTGTTTAGAATGTTTCCTGCTTTGAATGCTCTACTACACTTATCAAAAAGGCAGAATGATATTGCATCAAATAGTGAGGATTTACCAGCTGCGTTTGGTGCAAACAATCCCATCAATCCACCTACCTTATCAAAGTTAATTACATTATCCTCCCCATACGAAAACATATTACTGAATTCAAATCTTACAGGTTTCCAATGAATGTTTCTATGAATATCTTCCGTTACGATTCTACTATTTACATCTCTATTTATCGTTTCTAAGCCCTTCAAATCCTCTTCGGTAGTATATGGCATCATTCGTTTAACATACTCCGATATGAGAGAGTTCTGGTGGTTAATATCCGATATATCTTCGAAGTCCAACTTACTACTTCTATTACCCGTCTTACTCTTTGAGAATGAGTCTGTCCGAATGATTGTGAAGTCATCTACGTTGTACTTCATCTTAATTTCCGTTACCACTCTTTTAGTATCCGCAGTATCGGTGTTGGATAACTTAACTCTCAATCGAGGTTTTAATGGCATATCCGTTACATCCGGCACAATACCATTATCCACATTCATAGTGTAGTATCCGTATTCGTTTTGGATATCAACCTCTTCATAGTTTAGAGTATCCATATCCCAAACTACAAATCCGTGCTTATCTAAACTCTCTCCAAAGTTTTGTTGTACCAATGAACCAGCATATACAATCTTACATCCAGCTTCCGATATGATTTCTTGTCTCTTATGAATATCACCTAATAGAGCCAAATCAAACCCATCAAATATCTCCGGCTTAAAGTGTCTACTACTTACCACATATCCTACATCGGTTGTGGATGTATCTAATGGTCCGTGAAATAGTGCAATCTTTTTGTTACCAAATAGTTTATCTGCTGTAATCCAATTATCTCTTTTATCAAAAATAGAGAATACTGAAAAATCAATTCCTCCAATTGAATATACTTGCGTATCTCTAAGGTAATGAAAGTTTGGTAGATTCAATGCATCTACGATTGGAGTCAGAACATCCAATCTATCGGAGTTGTTCATATTACAATCGTGATTTCCCGCAATAAGGATAGTTTCACAATGCTTAGAACACTCCGTAAATAACCAACTAATTTCTTTTAATAATTCAGGACTCATTTCCAATTTAGCATGGGCAATATCTCCAGCTAAATAAATGAGTGAATCTTCAGTTCCCCTCTTACGAATCTCCTCAAACATTTTTTCAAATACTTGTCTATATTCGTTGTGTCTTTTTACATTACGGATATGAACATCTGCAATGTGATATATTCTTTTTATACTCATACGTTGTTTAATTTGGCAAGGACTAAATCATCCCAACCAGTTTCAGTAGTAGTTTTAATAAGTTCGTTTACTCTTTCGTATCCCAACTCTCCGGCATCTTTGCCGTTAGGTATTATATTCTTAACTTTAATTCCGTTTTTAATAAACCATTCTGAATGCTTTGTGGAATCTTCAATAGCATCCGAATCTAACATTATGGTGATTTCTTTTACACCTTTTTCAAAAATCTTATTCTTCAATTTACTTAATAGGAATTTACCCAATAAAGGAATTACATTTCTCTTTACGGAAAATGCATCAAATGCTCCTTCAACTAATGTGATAGGTTCATTCCAATTTATTTGATTCTCAAATACAATAACATCTCTATTGACAGGTGGGTTTTTGTATTTCATCTTTTCATCCTCATAAAAAGAACGAGCAATAAAATAGTTTAACTCACCACTCTCATCATAGGATGGTATAATAACCCTACCCCCATATAATCCATCTTCACAATATCCAATGTTATATTTTACAATCTCCGAATCCTTTATACCTCTTTGTTTTAGGTAATGGATTGCTTTGGTGTAAATTGGATTAAATAGACCCGATGGTTTAAAATGTAATTGTTTGAACTCCTTTGGTAATTGTAGTTTGATTACATACTCTTCCGTTGGTGAGTATGCTGGTTCATCTCCATAGATTTTATGTAATCTATCCAAATCCCTCCTATCAACATTTAGTTTACGAAGAAGAGATGAGATGGAACGACCTTTGGAGTTACACACCCAACAATGCCATTGCTGTGTATCTAAATTGACTTGTAGTTTCTTTTTGTGATGATGGCAAAATGGACAATGGTGTTGTTGCTCATTTCCTTTAAGAGATGAACCAACACCAAGCGTTGTGTCTAAAATCGATATAACTACAATTTTATTTTTACCAGATAGCATAATTTGGATTATAATCTTACAAATATACGAAGATTATTTTACAATTCCAAATTAATGATTGGAATTTTTTACATCATATAAGAAATCTGCTAAAAACTGCATTTTCTTTGTGATAACTTCTTTTGGATGATTTTGCTCAACCATAGCTTTTAAATCTAATATAGATGCTGCCGCAATTTGTACTGCATCATCTTTTGCATTTAAATATGCTTCGGAGATTCCGTATTTTTTTGATATTTCAGGTATTGTCATAACTTTTGTGTTTAAAGTAAATCCCTACGATAGAATTTACCCATTAGGTTTTCGTTTATTGCATTATCATCGGCAAGTACATTATAATGAAACTGCCAATAGATTTCGTAATATGTTAATGATTTCTTAGAGAAACAATATTGGATGATTTCTCTACTGAACTCGTCAGCTTTACCTTCCTTTACTTGCTCTTTAATCCAATCGTTTGAAGAATAGTATTTTTCCCAATCCGAAGATTTGGTTACTGTTCTTTTTCTTTTTTGTCCTTTGAGTGGTGCTAATTTTCTAGTTGATGTAAGTGATTTCTTACCTATATAGTATCTACCAGTTGGAGTGTGAATTATTTTATATACGAA